AATATCCTTAACTTGCAATTAAATGAATTATTAACTATAAATGAATAATAAGATGATACAAGAAACGAAACAAGATGTTCTCAATAGGTTGTTTATAGAAAACAATTTAGTAAAAGAAGATGTGTTTAAACACGCACACTATACTATAATTACAAGAGCAGGTATAGATAAAATTATGGCAGCTAATGATATAGAAATACAATATGATATTGTAAATCTTTCAGATGACCATTCACATTGTCTTATAAAGGCTTTAGGTAAAAGAGGTGAGAAGATTATACAAACTTTTGGAGAGTGTACTCCTAAAAACAATAGCAATGCTTACCCTGTTGCAATGGCAGAGAAAAGAGCAAAGTCAAGAATTGTACTTATGTTAGCAGGTTTTTATGAACTAGGAATATATGGACAAGATGAATCTGATAGTTTTTCTCAAGAAGACAAATAATGACACAGCACGATTGGATAGATGATATACTAGAAGACGAACCATGTTCCCTATGGCAAATAGGTAAGATAGAAAGTCTTTTAGTTACATCTAGTGCTAATATATTTTATGAACATATAAATTTTAACGAACTAACTTATTATGACGCAGAAGAAATCATTAGACATCTCTATGAGAACGATTGCCCTAAAGACCCTAGAGACCAATTTAAGCAGATGCAGAGAAGAGGGATATTTTAATAACTGGCAGAGAATAAGAGAAGTCGTTAGAATAAGTAAAAACAGTATACCAACAATAATACCTATAGGTATAAATAATCATATTCCTATAGATTATTTTATTGATTTTTTTAAATCTGTACCTTTAGAATTATGGTGTGATAACCCTGTATTTTATTATAACATAGATAAGTTATGTTGGGATGCGTTAGGTTTTTTAGGTGAAAAAATACACAGGTCAAACGTAAGGACAAAGTATTTACAACTGTGTTTTGATAAAGTTGGTTTAGATATAAATGACACATTAAACAATGAAGAACCAATGTTTTTAAAGCATAAAAATAACAAGACAAGATTTATAGCTGCTCTAAAATATTTAAAAGATAATTTAAGCAAAAATGAATTAATACAATTATTAAGTAAAGCAAAAAAATTAAGCGATGAACGATATGTTACAAATAGCTGAATATAAAGATTTAAAATTAACAATAGAAGAACAGGTTGTGTGTGGTGCAGTGATAATGTGCAGTGGCTTGACATTAGAAGCAATTAGGTCAAAAACAAGAGTGCAAGAATATGTTTTAGCAAGAAGTGTTTTAGGCATAATGTTAAATGAAATAGGTTGTAGTTTAACAAGAGCAGGTGAAATTATTAATAGAGACCACGCAACAATACTACATTATAAAAGAAAACACACAGAAAATTTATTATATCAAACAGGTTATAAAAAGCTATATGAATATTGTAACCTTGAACATTATACTACACATAGAGTAAGAACAGTAAAAGCAATGGAAAAAGAATTATTAATTATGCAAGACACAATAGATAAATATAAAAGCACTTTTGTTGAAATGTAATTAAAAATAAGCAAACTAATTATTAATTAAAATTATTTAAAAATGTCAGAAAAACAGTATGTAAATGGAATGATTATTAAGGAGAAATCTTTTGATAATGGTGGTACACAATTAAAACTTAGCATCAAAGTAGATGATTTAGTTGAACAACTAAAAACTCTAAACACTGATGGTTGGGTTAATTTAATTGTTGCTAGAAGAAAAGAGGCATCAGAAACAGGTGTTACTCACTACTCTTATGTAGACACTTGGAAGCCTACTAAGAAAAAAGCTGTAGAAGTGGGGTCAGAAGATGACTTACCATTTTAAATTAACTTAAAGGGAGGGTGAATATTTTTTGCTCTCCCTTTTATAATCTAAAACTAATATGACAAATCAACCTAACTATTACGCAATAATACCAGCTAATATAAGATATAGCGATAAAGTTAATTCTACAGAAAAACTACTATACGCTGAAATAACTGCCTTATGTAATCAAAAGGGTTACTGTTGGGCAAGTAATGATTACTTTAGTAAGCTGTTTAAAAAACATCCTAATAGCATAAGTAGAAATATAAAAAACTTATCTATAAATGGTTTTATAAAAATACATTTAGTTAAAGAAAAAAAGAACGTAGATAAAAGAAAGATTACTCTAGTTGATTCACAAAAATGTTTAGACCCCCTTAACAAAAATGTTAATACCCCCCTTAACAAAAATGTTAAGCATAATACTATAAATAGTAATAATATAAATGAAAAGAAAGAATTGTTTGAAAAGTTTTGGGAGGCATATAATTACAAGAAAAGCAGAAAGCTGTGTTATGATAAATTTATTAAGTTAGATATTGAAATTTGCAAAAAGTGTGTTACTAAGGCAAAAGAATATTCTAATTCTATTGTAGATATAAAATACAAAAAACACCCAAGCACTTGGCTTAATCAAGGTTGTTGGGATGATGAAATAATTGATAATAGTAATCAAGGCTTTACAGGTAATGGCTTTACAAATATGGTATTTTAATGAGTTTTTTAGATTATGGCATTGAAGTAAAAAAGATAAATGGACAAGTTAAAACTAAGTGTCCAAAATGCTCACACGAAAGAAAAAAGAAATCAGACCCCTGTTTATCCGTAAACATAGACGAAGGCATATGGAATTGTCATAATTGTGGATGGCATGGTGGTTTAAAAATTAATAATAATTTTATGAAAGAAATAGTATATAAAGTTCCAACCAATACTAATGATTCTTATAATTATACAGATAAATTTTTAAATTGGTTTGCCAGTAGAGGTATCACAAAACAAACACTTATAAGCAACAGGGTCGCTGAAGGTTTAGAATATATGCCACAGGTGAATAAAGAAGTTACAACTATACAGTTTAAATACTATAGAGATAGTTCTTTAGTAAATATTAAATACAGAGATGGTGCTAAAAACTTTAAACTAGTAAAAGATGCTGAAAGAATTATGTATGGCTTAGATGATTTAATTGGCAAAAAAGAAGCTATAATAGTCGAAGGAGAAATGGATAAATTAGCATTATACGAAGCAGGTTATAAAAACTGCGTATCTGTTCCTAATGGTGCTAGTAATTTAAAAATGGATTACCTTAAAGATTTTCCAGAAAATATAGAAAAAATATATATAGCAGTTGATAATGATGAGCCAGGTTTAAAGCTACAAGAAGAATTGTCAAGAAGACTAGGCAGAGATATTTGTTATAGAGTAAGCTATCCTAACGATTGTAAAGACATTAATGATGTCTTAGTCAAAAACAACATTGATGTTGTAAAAGAATGTATAGTTAAATCACAGCCATATCCGTTAGAAGGTGTTTTAAGTGTTAAAGAATTTGACATAGATATAGACTCTTTGTACGAAACAGGATTACAAAGAGGTAAACTAATTGGTCATAGCAAGTTTGATAAATTATTTAGCTTTGCGTCTTCACAATTAACTGTAGTTACAGGTATACCAACACATGGTAAAAGTAATTTTTTAGAACACTTGTGTATGAAACTAGCTACACAGCATGATTGGAAGTTTGGCGTGTTTAGTCCTGAACATTATCCTATGCAGTTGCACTTTTCTGTTTTAGCTGAAAAGCTGATTGGTAAGTCATTTCGCAAAGAAACTAAATTTAACAGAATGAGTAAACATGAGCTTGGTACAGCAAAAGACTTTATATCAAGACACTTTTATTGGATAAGACCAGATAGCGATGTTTACACCATAGATGCTATTTTAAACGCAGCTAAAGGATTAATTAGACGATATGGTATAAACGCCCTAGTTATAGACCCATATAATAAAATAGATGCTAATTTAGGTTCTGATAGCGAAACTAATTTCATTAATAAGTTTCTTACTAAGCTAACAATATTTAAACAAAAATATGACATACATATATTTCTTGTAGCACATCCACGCAAAATGGCTAAACAAGATAACAAACTATATGAAGTGCCAACATTATATGACATTGCAGGTAGTGCTAATTTTTACAATCAAGTAGATAATGGTTTATCAATATATAGAAATT